AACTGGAGTAAATGCAAACGAAAAGTACACAATAGAAGAGAATAGAAAAGAAAAGAATATATATAATTATCATTATATCGTCGAGAGGTGGAATGAAACTTGCGGAAATTGCCTACCAAAAGTTAAGACATTAAACGAGAGTAGACGGCAAAAAATAAAACTAAGGCTGCAAGAATTTGGCGATAGCGAAGCTGCACAAATGGAAGTTTTAAACACCCTATTAGACAAAATCGTTTCCTCTAGCTTTTTAAAAGGCGATAACAACAATAGTTGGACAGCCACATTTGATTGGTTGTTTGAAAACTCTAAAAATTGGGTTAAGATTATAGAGGGCAATTATGATGATAACAGAGGCTTAAAAAATAACGCAAAGCAAGTTAATAACGCTGGTATTAATTTGGGTATTGGAGAGTATATAGAGCAAGCGACAGGGCGAAGAACTTACGGAACGGGCAAAGCAACAATCCCACACGATGCCCCCGCAAGACCGTCAGAGCGTCACAGCTGGGATGCTGGCAGCCAAAGTTGGATAATTATATAACCCTTGAAATTTTACGTCTAAAGCGTTATCTTAATTATGGGGTGTAATTACACATAAAGCGACACGAAAGCTTGACAGAGCGCAAAAGAATAGCCGAAAATTAAATTTAAAACAACAAAGGTGTATAACGATGAAAGATTTTAGCGATTACGGAATACAAATTCCCTATATGAAGCAAGGCGGGAAAATAAAAACATTTTGCCCCGAATGTCACGATATGAGGCGTGATACAAGGGACAAAAGCCTTTCAGTAGATATAGACAAGGGTGTTTGGAAATGTCACTATTGCGGTTTTAGCGGACACCTTGAATATGACGATAGCGAAAAGCGAAAATGGATGGAAAAACAAACGTGGTATCAACATACAAAGATAAGGCAAAAGCCTGTTTATAAAAAGCCCACACCAAAGCAAATAACGCCAATATCGGAGAGGGCAAAAGCTTGGTTTGCTGGTAGAGGAATTAGTGAAAAAACATTGCAAGATTTAAAGGTGACAGAGGGCTTGGAGTGGATGCCACAAAAGAACGGAAACGCTAATACAGTGCAATTTAATTATTTCCTTAACGGAGAACTTGTAAATACCAAGTTTCGCACGGGTGACAAGTGCTTTAAGCTCGTTAGCGGTGCTGAACTTATCCCCTACAATATCGATGCGATAAAAGGGCAAAAAGAGTGCATTATTTGCGAGGGCGAAATTGACTGCTTAAGCTTTCACGAGTGCGGTTTTCCTTACGTTGTTAGTGTACCAAATGGGGCAAACGCTAATCTTGATTATTTGGATAATTTCATAGAGGACTATTTCGATGATAAAGAAACTATTTACATTGCAAGCGACACCGACACTAAAGGAGTTGTTTTAAAGGAAGAATTAATTAGACGCTTTGGAGCTGAAAGGTGTAAAGTTTTAAGTTACGGGGAGGGCTGCAAAGATGCAAACGAACACTTGATGAAGTTTGGGAAAGAAAGCCTTATAGCGTGTGTAAAAGCAGCTGTAGAAATAAAGGTAGAGGGCGTTTTTACGATTAGCGATTTTGAACAACCTCTAGACGCTTTATTTGAACACGGTTGGCAAAAAGGCGTCACAATCGGACACGAGAACTTCGACCGCTTATGTAGCTTTGAAACAAAGCGTCTTTGTATCGTGACGGGTATTCCCGGCAGTGGAAAGTCTGAATTTATAGACGAGATAGCAGAGAGGCTTAACATCCGTTACGGCTGGCGTTTTGCTTATTTCAGCCCCGAGAATGCCCCCCTAGCCTACCACGCCTCAAAGCTAATAGAAAAGTTTACGGGCAAAAGATTTAACCGACAAACCCTAACAGATAGCGAATATAAGCAAGTAAAAGAACGCCTAGAACAAGACTTTTTCTTTATAAGCCCAACGGACGATTTTAGGCTTGATAATATCCTTGAAAAGGCAAAGTTTCTTGTAAGACGCAAAGGAATTAAAGCGTTGGTAATTGACCCTTTTAACCGCCTTGAAAGTGAGCAAGGGACACGCAATGAAACGCAATATATAAGTGAACTTCTTGATAGGCTTACAAACTTTGCTCAACGCAACGATATTTTAATAATCTTAATGGCTCACCCAACAAAACAGCCAAAGAACAAAGACGGAGTAATCGAAGCACCAACGCTATATGATATTAGCGGCTCTGCAAACTTTTTTAACAAGGCGGATTTTGGTATCGTTGTACACAGAAATAGGATTGAAAATAACGTAGAAGTGCATATCCAAAAAGTAAAGTTTAGACATTTGGGAGAATGCGGGACAGCATTATTTAAATACAACTTAAATAATGGGCGTTACACGCCATTTACAAACGGGTTAGAGCCACAATGGGACAACAACAACCATATAAGAAAAGCAATAAAAGAAACACAGGAGAACGCAGCGCAAAAAGCCGTGTTTGACTTTAAAGAGGAGGAGATTTGCCCCTTTTAAAAACAAAATAGAAACCAAATAAAAACAACACATAAATATGAAAAATATACCAAAAAGAATATTCCTCAATCTTGGTGAAATCGAGTATTCAGGAATAAAAGATTTTAAAGAGCTATCGGATGTAACTTGGTGCGAAGACAGGGTTTTTGATAGCGATATTGAATACATTAGAGTAACTAAAACTAAAAAGAAATAAAAGAATGAAAGCAATAAGGGAAGACACTGGCTACAAAGACATAAATGGCAAAAATGTCTATACAGGTGATACCATAGACTTTTGCTGGTGGAGCTATGCAGGAACAACAGAAACACATATTATAGGCACTATTAGAAAAAGAAAAGGAAAACTTGTATTTCTATGCAATCAGGGGCAATTTTCGCTCTCAACACTAAACTTCGACAGTGAATGTGATTGGGAAATAATTAAAAAGAAATAAAAGATGACACACGAAGAATTTTTAAAGGCTTTAAAAGCCGAAAAGAGCTTTCTAAAATGGCTCTTTAAATCAAAGCAAAAACGAGAGTTAAAGGTAAAAGAACTCATAAGAAAGCGTTACGGATATTTGGAGGGACGTTTTTGCAAAATTGAGAACGTTTATTATTACATCGTTGAAGTTGAGGGTGATTTTACAAACTTTACAAACCCAAAACAAAGCATTTTAATAAAAGCAGCCCTTATGAGATTGCACGAAATGCGTAGCTCAATGATGAACGAAATACGAGGATTTCGTTTGTGTGCTGCATCTCCTGTGGAGTGCTTTAATGTGCAAAAAGTAGAGAGTAATTTAATTAGCAAAGAGGAGTTTTTTAAGCACATAAAGAAACTTGTAGCTGAAATGGAAAGTAAATTTTAAAGCGTTGAAATATGGCAAAGGTAAATTTAAATTTAGAGATAGATGTGCAAGAAGCATTTTAGCTTTAAGCCAAAGCGGAAAAGAAGAGTTTTTAGCAAACAACATCGATTATATAGGCGGACTTTCAGATATTGCGGACAAATGTTTTAAAGGCTTGGAAACAACCGAGTTTTTAGAGTTAGGAATAGATAAAATTAGCAACGATGCTTTATTGGCAGAAGTTGAAAGACGAGGATTAAACTAATAAAAGAATATACAACTATGAATTATGAAACCATATAGAATTAAGCACAAACCAACAGGGTTGTATTATCAGCCTACAGTTAATGGAAATAACTTATCAAAAAAAGGTAAAGTTTATTTGACAAATAACAGTGTACTAAAAGGAACAGACACTTTCATTTTTATTTCACTTAATGAACGAGGTAAACTCTACAAGGAGTTTGGAAAATACTTTCCAACCCTAAAACCTGACCCTTTATATATGACAGGCAGAGTTACTAAAACAGAATTTGAAAAAGAAGAATTGTAAAAAAATACAAGCTATGATAAGTAAAAAGGAACTTTATAAAATGGGTGTTTTGTCATTGGTGGAACGTGCAGGCGGTGAAACCAAGATATTAGAGCAAATAAAAGAACGGCAAAAGTTAGGACAATTAACAAGCAAGCAGGCACACGACCTAAGACAAGCAATAAGGAAAGTGTGTCAAGAAAAGGATGCTATATTTGAGGATATGAGCAAATTCCTATGTTTAAAAGATTAAAAGATATAAACGATTATTATTATCACAAATACAAAGGAGAATTATAACTATGGAAATAAAATTAAGCGCAGGGGATAAAATCCAAATCCCCACAGGTTGCAAAGCAACTATCGAAGATAATCAAATTATTATCGAAGAGAAGCAAGAGGAGTTCAAAGAGGGTGATATTTTGCGCTCAAAAAACTACAACCGAATTGTTATTTTTTCAAATTATGACAGAAACGACAAAGGTATATTCGATTGTTATTTTAGCAGCACAAAAGACCACACAACTGGTTGGTTTACTAACTGCTTTCGTCACGTCACAGAGGAAGAAAAACAAGCTTTCTTCGACGAACTAAAAGCAAAGGGTTTGCGGTGGAACGCCGAAACAAAGCAAATGGAGAAGATTAGGGAGAGAGCGGAAAAAGGAGAGGATTATTTTTATATAAACGAAAAATGCGAAGCCATTGAAACGGAAGAGGACGACTCTCTATTTGACGATAGGCTTTATAATTTAGGTAATTATTACTTACAAAGCGAAAGAGAGCAAGCCGAAGAAGATGCAAAGGCAGTCAAAGCAATTTTTGAAAAGAGATTGAAAGCGCAATAATAGTACAAACAAGTAAAATAAAAACAATAATTTAAATTAGTTTACAAAATGGAAAATTACGGAATTAAAATTGACCTTTTAAAGTTGAAAGGAGCATTTATGCGCAACTTAAAAGGAGCAAATGAAACAAAGCGTTGCTTAATCCTACCTGTTGATGATTGCGACGGGGTGTTCTTGGGCGAAAAGGGCTGTTATTTGAGCCTTACAGCGTTGGAGTTAAGAGAGCCACAGTTCAAAGACACCCACTGTATAAAAGTCAATATCCCAAAGGAGAAGAGGGAGGCAATGACAGAGGAAGAGCGCAACGCAATACCAATTTTAGGAGGCTTGCACACTGTGGAGGTTAAGCAAGCAACAATGGAGGTAAAAGAAACCATTGAGCAGAGCGATTTTGCACAAGACGCAGACCCTCTACCCTTTTAGGAAACTATATAATAAATGGGTTGATTTTCTTACACATCGGGGGTTTTACTTTTGCCCCCGTTTTGTTGTTTAATTAAAATCAAGCCCTTTAAAGCGTTTTTATTTAAATGGATAAGCAAGTTATAAGGAAAGTAAAGAAAAGCCGACAGACGGCAAATAAACCGCCTTTGAAAGATGTTTTTACTATTATATGCAAAACAGATTTGGGCGTAGAGTGCGTAAAGGAGTTTAAATTCCACACCGAGAGGCGGTGGCGATTTGATTACGCAATACCACAATATAAAATTGCTCTAGAGGTAGAGGGTGGTGTATGGACGCAAGGCAGGCACA